AGCTAATAGAGCGTAACAAGATATGTGCCTTAGAAATATGGTGTGAACTATTCGGGGGAGATTTTAAGAGTATGAGAAATTCAGACGCCATAGAGATAAATCGTATCATATCAAGTCTGCCGGACTGGGAAAGACAAAAATCACCGCGTAAATACGGATACTGTGGTAGTCAGCGTGGATTTAGCAGGTGCAATATACAAAAACTACAATCTTAGTTTATACTTTGTAGTTTTTAAAAGATTGTAGTACTACAAAACTACAATCGAACTACAATGTTTGTAGCCACGGAAACACCTGAAATCACGTGGGGTAACGTCTAAAAACTACAAAACTACAAAAATCTATATATAGTAATAATTAGGTATATTAGGTAATACACATAACGCCTAGCGCGCCTAATGCGTATACATATACGCGCGCGTAGAGTTTGTAATCTGTGAGGTGGATTAAGAAATGCGAGAACGAGATGTTGAAAGGTATTTAAGAGAGAGAGTTAAACAGCTGGGGGGAAGGGCTTATAAATTTGTGTCTCCCGGAAATAATGGCGTACCGGATAGAATTGTGATGTTACCCGGTGGAAAACTGTTTTTTGTGGAACTTAAGGCTCCGGGAAAAGAAACAACTGCGTTACAAGATGCACAAATTGACCGTATATCTAAATTGGGACAAGACGTATTTGTGGTAGACAGTAAAGAAAAAGTTGATAATATTTTGGCGGTGTCAAATGAAATATAATCCGCATAATTATCAAAGCTATTGCACAAACAGGATTATCAGTGATGATAAGCTGGCCTTGTGGCTTGATATGGGCTTGGGCAAAACGGTAATCACTCTTACGGCAATAAATGAGCTGAAATATAATCGCTTTTTAATTTCTAAGGCGTTAATTATAGCGCCTAAGAAAGTAGCCGAAACTACGTGGAGCCGAGAGGCTGAAAAATGGGATCATTTAAGACTGTTAAGGGTGATGCAAGTGTTAGGTTCTAAAAACAAAAGAGAACAAGCTTTAAATACTCCTGCGGATGTGTATGTTGTAAATCGGGAAAATGTGCAGTGGATTGTTGAATATTATGGCAACAGTTGGCCGTTTGACATGGTAGTCATCGACGAAAGCAGCAGTTTCAAAAATCATCAAGCCAAAAGGTTTAAGGCGTTGAAAATGGTGCTGGGTAAAATACACAGACTGGTAGAGCTTACAGGTACTCCGGCGCCGAAAAGTTTGATAGACTTATGGGCGCAAATATACCTTCTTGATGAAGGAGCAAGACTGGGAAAGCGAATAGGTCATTTTCGCGAAACATATTTTGATCCCGATCAGCGAAACGCTGAGAGGATATTCACATATAGGCCTAAAGAAGGAGCTGAGAAAAATATACAGTTGTTGCTGAGTGATATTTGCGTGAGTATGAAATCTTCTGACTATTTAAATTTACCGGAAATGACAGTCGTAGATGTGCCTGTGATGCTTGATGGACGAGCCCGTAAAATATACGATGAGTTCGAGCGGAGTATGTTGCTGAAAATAGACGAACAAACGGTAGACGCTGATACGGCAGCAGTGCTGAGTAATAAACTGTTACAAGCGGCTGGCGGCGAGGTCTATGATGACGAGCATACAGCTATGCACATTCATGATTGTAAGATTGACAGTTTTTTAGAACTTGTAGAAGGACTAAATGGGCAGTCAGCTATAGTGTTTTATAGTTTTCAGCATGAAAGATACCGAATATTAAAAGCCCTGAAAAAAACGTCTCTTAATGTGAGAGTATATAATGGACCGCAAGATGAACTTGATTGGAATAAGGGTAAGATAGACATACTGCTGGCGCATCCTGCAAGTACAGCTTATGGATTAAATTTGCAAGATGGCGGACGGCATGTGATTTGGTTTGGATTGACATGGAGTTTGGAATTGTATGCGCAGGCAAACAAAAGACTGCATCGGCAAGGCCAACAGGGCGAAGTTATAATTCACAGGCTTATAGCTGAGGGAACTAGAGACGAAGATGTTATTACAGCTTTAGAAGATAAAGGAAATACGCAGGAAAGCTTATTGAGATCACTCAAGGCAAGAATAGAAAAAGTAAAAGGAGCGAATAAAAATGCAAAAAACAGCAGAAAGATATAATATTTTAAAAGCGATAAATTATTTTACAGAAATGCTAACTTTGGTGGAAGGAGAAGAAAGAGAAATGTATAAGTTAGCCCTTAACGCGTTGGACAGAATGAGTTACATAATACCGGTATTACAGGGCGACAGGATGTTGTGTCCGAGATGTGGTAAACCTTACACTTATCGCGGGCCGGGGGATAAATTGCAAGGGATACGCATATGCAACAACTGCGGCCAACACATGCAATGGGGCAAGGATGAAAAATATGAAATATGACGAAGGAAAGCCGAAACTTACCTTGTGCCCAACCGACATAATTACAGCGGTTGCCAGGGTAAGAGAATACGGAGTAAAAAAGTATGGAGACAGTGACAGCTGGAAAGATGTTGAACCGCAAAGGTATAGAGACGCGGCTTTCAGACATTTTGTGTCATACATAAATGACCCGTCGGGTGCAGACGAGGAAAGCGGACTGCCGCATTTGTGGCATTTGGCTTGTAATATTGCATTTTTGTGCGCCATGGAAAAGGACTGAAACTATATAGATAAAAAAGTAATTTAACAGACAAAGAATTATTATCAAACTGGATGTGATAAATCTTATGACAGCTGAAAGATTAAGACAGTACAGAAGTCTAAAAGTAGAAATTGAAGAATTGGCCGAACAGATACAAATGCTTGAAAGTTCTGACATTGTGCAGGGGTCGGACAAGGAGTTTCCGTATATAAAACATAACATGAAAGTGGAAACAGGAGAGTGCGACCACACACGTGATATGTTAAAAAAAGAGTTGGGGTTATTAAAATCCGAATATCACGCATTGAATGAATTTATTAACAACATTGCTGATAGCGAAATCAGGCGAATTTTCAGATACAGATATATTGAGGGGTGGACATTCCAAAAGATTGCTTTTAAAGTGGGCAATGGTGATGAAAGCGGCATAAGAAAAAAACATAATAAATTTTTAAAGTTGTCCGAATTTTCCGAAAATTACATGTTATAATTGTATTATGAAAGGTATGCAAAGTAATTTCTCCTTTTATATATTTTTTGTTTAAGAGCCGTTTTCCTTTTTGGGACGGTTCTTTTAGTTTTAGGTCTTGTGGGAATTGTACATCATAAAATTTGCTGAGGGGCGGGCGGCTGTGATGTGATTTGGAGGTGAGATATTTGACCGAGAAGCAGAAGCGGTTTTGTGATGAGTATTTAATAGACTGTAATGCTACAAGAGCATACAAGGCTGTATATAATGGTGTAAAGACAGACGATACAGCTAGAGTTTGTGCCTCAAAGCTGTTAACAAATACTAACGTAAAATCTTATATTAGTGAGCAATTAGAAAAATTACATAATAATAAAATAGCAGACGCAAGAGAAGTTATAGAATATCTTACTTCTGTAATGCGTGGAGAAAGTGAAGCCGAGGTGCTTGTTGTTGAGGGGCGAGGCGAAGGATATTCAGAAGCTAGGAAATTCAAAAAGGCACCTGACGAGAAAGAAAGGTTAAAGGCGGCAGAAATGCTAGGTAAATATTACACACTGTTTACAGAACGAACGCAGGTTGATGGAATAGCGCAGGTTCAGATTTTAGACAATATTCCAAAGGGTGATGATAGTGGTTAGCTTAACAGACCTTATCGCGCCCTCTTTTTACGCTCTGCACCATGATGTAAAGCAAGGCAGACATACACACTACTGGCTAAAGGGCGGCAGAGGCAGCACAAAATCTTCTTTTATCAGCGTGGAAATTGTGCTTGGTATAATGAGTAATCCGGGCGCTAATGCCGTTGTAGTTCGCAAGGTGGGTCTTTATCTTAAAGACAGTGTATATGAACAGCTTGTGTGGGCGATAGAAAAGCTCGGGGTATCACACCTTTGGCAATTCAAGCTGTCTCCGCTTGAACTGATATATCTTCCCATGGGGCAGCGGATATTATTCAGGGGAGCAGATAAACCCAAGAAACTGAAATCTACCAAGGTGCACAAAGGATACATTCGTTATATTTGGTATGAGGAAGTGGACGAATTTGGAGGTATGGAAGAGATACGTACGATTAATCAGTCGCTTATGCGCGGAGGTGAAATGTATAATGTATTTTACTCTTACAACCCTCCGCAAAGTCAGCGGAACTGGGTAAATGAAGAGGTATTGACAACGCGAAGCGACAGAGTGATACACCACAGCACATATTTAAGCGTTCCTCCTCAGTGGCTCGGCGAACAGTTTATTTTGGAGGCGGAGCATTTAAAGAAGACGAAACCGAGTAATTATAACCACGAGTATTTGGGAGAGGTTACCGGAACGGGCGGCGAGGTGTTTACAAACCTTGATGTTCGCGAGATAAGCGAAGAAGAGCTTGCGGTTTTTGACCGGATCAGGCGGGGAATTGACTTTGGGTATGCGGTTGACCCGTTTGCGTATCTCGTCTGCCACTATGACAAGACACGGAAGCGGCTGTACCTCATGGATGAAATATACAAAGTCGGCTTGTCAAATCGTGCGGCGGCGGAGTTGATCCAAGGGCGCGAGGTGTATGACGGTTAC